CCATAAATTGTTAATGGCTGTTCTAAGTATTTTCTACCGACCTGCATTCCATCAAATCCGCTTTTTCTAGCTGAAGTATCACCCAATTGATAAAAATCCTCATGCATTCTTAAAGCGTATTCTTTGTTATAGCCCACACTTGCTTTAATACTACCGCTTAAATTAACAGCTTTGTCAACATTGCCCGATTCCATGAGACCGCCCTCATCGAGTGGCGCAAGCTTTTGCGATACTGATAACAAATCTTCAGCAACTTCATTCACGCCTTTTTCTAAGTTATTGACCGCTTCTAAAGCTAACTTTTGAAGCTCATCACCGAAATCTTCTAATTTAATCGTCTTCATCACACATACACGACCTTTTTAACTACTTCACCGATTGTATTTCTAGTGAGTTTGAACGATAAAATAGAATGCTCTCTTGACAAGCTCCCATCATCATTAATAATCTGGATTTTATAATCAAAATCAACGTATGCCGATTTATCAAGCGTGATTTCTAATTCTGATACTTTTTCAAGTGCTTCTCTGTTTTTAACAGTTTGATATTTCTCTTTAATGCGACAATTAACTTTCTTTTCATCCAATTTAGTAACTTGTCCGTACCCGTCACGACCGATTTTATATAAAATACATTTTTGATGAAGTGTTATCATTCAATCTCACCCATTTTTATGTAAATGTATTTTTTTAACATTTCTTTAACGAGTGGATTAAAGGCGGTTGCTTGCATGCTAAATGAAATATCATCAATCTTGTATGAGATTACACCTTGTGATTGCAATCTTGAACGCTCTTTATCAATTGTTTTTAAATAGATTGCTTGCTCAAAGATTGCATATTTAAAAATAAACTTCTCGAATACATCATTTCTTAAATCCAAAACATCTAAAATAATTGTTTGTGATTTATTTAGTAAACTCAATTTAGTTTCTTCATCTAAAGTTTCCCAAACATCTTTCTCAACGTGCGATTTAAAATATGAATCAGCTTCAACAACTAATTGAGTTAATTCAATCACTTGTCATCACCTTTTTTCTTCTTAGGTCTGCCTCTTTTTTTAACTGGCTTTGTTTCTTCAACAGTTTTTTCTGCTGTTTTTGCATCAGTTTCTTTTGATTCTTTAACAACTTTTTCTGTTTCTTGAGTTGTCTTAGTTTCTGCTTGAGTAGTTTTAGATTCGTCTTCACTATATAATGAAAAGCCATCACGTTTAGCGTAAAGCACATCCCAAGCAACTTTAGAAACTTCGATAATTTCATTATTGTTGTTTCTGATTTTAATAGTTCCATCCATCTATTTTTGAGACCTCCTTTTTTTAAGATTGTAAATAGAGAAAGCTCAATCTAAGCTCTCTCTATTTTTAAGAAAGTCTTTAGATTAAGCTTGTGCTTTCAATGCTGAAAACGCATCTTCTTTTGTAACAGCATAAGCAAAATGACCAATAATTCTAAGTGCGCTCATGTCTTGCTCGGCTAAATTAACACCGTTTACTGTTGCCTCTTCAAGTAATTTGTATTCGATATCGCCTTTAATACCTGCTACTGAATATTTAAAGTCACCCATAACAGCGGTTGTACCTGCATCAAGACCGAAAGAATATTCAAGCGGTTGACCGTATAATTCATCAGTCATTTCTGCTGAAATTGATGGCGTGTAAAGGCTGTTACCGTTAGCATCTTTCAATTTGCGTAAACGATTTTTAGTCGAATGTGCTGTAACGAAACCGTTTACATCGTATCCTTTAGCTTCAGCAAGTGCCATAGCGTCAGATAAATCTTCAGCTAGTGTCTGTCCTGCTGTTGCTCCTTCAGTTACTGTGTTTGATGCTACTGCTGTGTTAATTTTTGCAATTGCTCTAGTATCAAATAATCTTGCGAACTGTTCGTTCACATCATCTTTGATTTCTTCAAAAACATCTACAATAGACTCATTAACTAACTCGTTAGAGAAAGGAACGATGATAGCAAACTTTTCAGTTTTCAATGTAACTGGTGCAAACGCTCCGTCTGCTGTTCCAATCGCTTCGCCCTCACCAACTACATAAGCGTTTAAACCATTTAAAACTGGGATTACTTTTTCACCTGTCTTCATAGGCTCGATTCGTGAAAGATTCATAATAGCAGAACCTTTTTGTACTCCTTTAACAACCTCTGTTGCGATTTCTTTTGATAATACACCTTGATTTTGTGCTTTTAATGTCATTATAAATTCATCCTTTTTTCTTTTTTAATTTTTGTTGTCGTTATTTTTTCACGACAAATAAAGCCATCAATTTTTTGATGACCGTTTCCGATTTTTATTATTTAAATTTAATTAATTATTTAAAACTTACGACTTAAATTTTTGATAAAGCTCACATCGTTACTTTTTTCTTCTACACTTGGATTATTAACTTTGTTTCCAAATTCAACTACATCTTTTTTAAATAGCCCTTTTGAAATTGCGTTATCAATCCATTGTAGTTTTTCAAAATCCCCAACATCTGGGATTAAATCCCGATAGTTTTCTGGGATTTCATTTAATTTAGCTTCAAGCGTATTGTTAAATGCTTCTTTATATTTTACTAATTCAGCATTCTCAACATCTTGTTTATTTGAATTTGATTCTTTTAATGCTTCAAATTCAGCTTTTAATTCTTGATATTTCTCGTTAACTTCCTTAAATCGTTTATAGGGTACTGTTTTATCTTCAACAGATTTATCAACTTCATCAGATTCTTGATTTTCATCTTTCTCATCATGTGAGCTTGTTTCCGATTCCTCGCTGATTTTGTTTGTTTCCGATTTTTCATCTTCATTATTCGCTTCTTCATTTTTAACGTCTTTTGTTGACGATGCGTTTAACTCAGATTCTTCAACAGTTTCTTTTTCTTGATTTAATTCAGTTTCTTCATTATCCTTTGTTTCATTTACATTTTCTTGATTTTCATTCATTTTTATATCTCCATTCACATTATTTTAACGTGGTTCTGTCCACGGAATTTTGATATTTTAATTTTTGTTTGTTCTTTGTTCGTACTCAATTTTATTAAGTTCTTTGATAGATAGATTTTGATATTTACCATCTATTCTTTGACCGCTTCCACGTAAGCCGATTACATAAGGTAACCAAACATGTTTACAATTCGGGTGAAAAATTTTATAAGGATAATTAGGCAATGTTTCAACACTCGGATAAACTGGATGATTTCCAGTAACAGAATAAACTTTATCTTCATATAAAGAACACCAATCTTCAGCGTTATGATTTGAAATTTGAATTAAATCAAAATTTTCATCATACGTTAACGAATTTTCTTGATATTCTTTTAAACGGTTGATAGTACCCTCATTGTGTAAAATCCTTGATTTAGTTCTGACAGCCATGTCAACATATCTATCAATCTTCCAATTTTTCTTACTAGCATCAATGAAACTTGAAACCCCGTTTTTCTCTAACAAATCTTTTAATTCTTGCTTGATTTGTTTTTGGCTTGTTCCTTGTTGAATCATCGCTTCAAGTAACGATTTATTGTTTTCACGTATGATTTTCTTCGCTGATTCACTCATAAATCTTGTTCGCTTTGCTAAATCATTAAACAAATCGTCTTGTGCTCGCTTTAATGCTTGTTTGTGAATCGCATGTTCTGCACCTTTTAAAATCTTAACACCGTCTAAATTAACAACTACATTATCTAAAACATTCAAACTCAAATAATAATATTGTGGAAAAACATTTTTGATATATATTAAAGCTTCATTATCTAATTCTTTCAAGCGTCCTTGAATCTTAGACAATAGAAACTGTGATTGTTTTTCATTTAAATTTTGATTTATCTGTTGCTTGAGTAATCTAATAACATAAGATTGAGCAACGACATATTCAACAATTAATTTTTGAGTCTCTTCGTCTATTTCTTCTAAAGAATTAAATTTTAATTCGTTCATGATTATTCATCGCTCTCAAAAGTTGCTGATGATGAGCCACCTAGAAACGACATCGTTTCTTTGACATTTTGTTCGTTTAAGATTTCAATAAACTCATCTTCGATTTCTTGTTTTGTTAAGTGAGGATTTAAACGTGAAATAGCTGACTTGATAGAAGTTGCTCCACTCACAATTTTTAACTGTTCTTCTTGTGCATTTGTATATGAATCCTCTGGCATGCTTGGACTCATCTCAATATTTGGTAACACTGGCGTGTAGTTAGCCCCTGCCATTACATCAAGTTCTTGAGCAACAAACAAGATTTTTCTGATTGAACGTTCCCAATATTTGAGAGAATTCTCAATTGTAGTTGAAGTTCTGAATGCTTTCAATTTAATTGAAAGTGCTGATGAGTTAGCTGATTCTTTTGTTAAACCATACAAATTTGAGTTTAACGGTGTCACAAAATGGATTGCCTTCATTATGATATTATCAATATATTCAAAGTTTGCTGTTAACTGAGATTCCCAAGTCAAATATGACGGTTTTTCTTCGCCATTTTCGACTGGGATAAATAATCCATTTTCACTTTTACTAAATTTATATCCCTCATCTAACAATGCGGAACTACCAACGATTGACGGATTTGTGTGAGCATCTAAAATCTTAGAAATCTGAGACACTCTCCAATTGTATTCTTCAAACAAATCAGTCATTCCAAAATATAATGAATAGCCATAAAAATCTCCATTATTCCTAGTGAAAGGAACATACGTTAAAGGTGATTCAGTTAATTTTGTATTGACTTCATTTCTTTCTTCACCAATTTCAGCGCCTTTTTGGTTGTTATTAAAGAAGAATTTTTGATTTATACACCAAAATTCATTGTCTCTTTTTTCATATGTCTCAGTGTATAAATATGTATCTTTGCCCTCGTCAACTGGGATAGCGATTGTTTCACTGACAACTTCCCTTTGATTTAAAGGATTTAACACTGGAAAGTAGAATTCTGGTTGAATAAAAGTGATTTTAGATTTATTGCCCTCTAAATAGTTTTTAATCACAACCCCACCTTTTACAGCTTGTGTAATTGAAGCTTCAGATAACATAGTGTTAAAATCATTTTCATAAATAATTCTATCAATTGCATTTGATGCTTCTTGATTGTCTTTGATAATAGGTGTGATTGGATTTCTAAATGATAAATCTCGATATAGTTTAGCGATTTCTGAAGCCAAAGGAATGGCAATATATTTATTTTTTGTTCTCGTAAATGCTGGATTATTATCAAAAATATCCCAATACTTTTTATAGCGTTGATGCCGTTTAGTTTTAAAGTTAATGTTCAAATCATTTTCCCCCTTTCATTTTTTATAGCCATGACGGTTTTGGTCTGACTTGCTTTCTTTTAGTTAATTTGTTAATCTGTTCCCATGCCATTTGCAAGCTATCCACCGCATCATCGTGAGCGCTTTTTACATTCCAATCCTTGACTTGAGAATTATATTTCATATTATCTTGATTAAATTTAATCGTACCATTGGCAATATCTGGTTGAAGTTGCATAATTCTTGTTTCCTTTTTGCCTTTGGGCTTGAGTGGTATAACACGAATATATATATCTTCTTTCTTTAATCTTTTCTTAAGATTGTCGAGTAAATACTCTTGAAATGCTACCGCTTCAAACACAAGCGCATCAACATAGCCATCATAATTTTTGAGTTTCTTAATGATTAAATCAATAAGTTTATCGGGCTTAATACGCTGAATGTCTCCATCCACAACATATTTATAATTGGTTTGTTTATTCTTAGCTAAGATTGTAACGGCTGAGAAATCACCTTTCTTTTTTCCCATCGCAACGTCAACGCTCATAACAACTTGACATTCTTTCAAATCTGGTAACTGTTTAAAGAATTCGATATTTTGAAAGACATATTCATCAGCTCCACGGGGTTGATTCATAAGCTCTTTGTAGAATGAAATTTCACCGTCATTAATTAGTTTCTTCATGAGATGATAATAGTCAAATTTTTCCTCCCATAAAACCTTGGTATCTTTTAACATTTCATCTTTATTGTTAATGAAATATTCATGTGCTGTTTCTTCTCTATTTTTATCTTCTAAAGACGTGTAAAGCTTTCGCCACATTGACCATTTTTCTGATTCTGAGAAATTCAAGACAGATTGAAAGAATAGTTGTTTATAGCCCGTTGTCTCTGGTGACAGTAGTTCAGAAAGAATATCTTCATTATGTAATACAGTGCCGACTACAAGAACACGAGTATTTTCATCACCCGCATTTAAAAGGGAATCTTTGTAAGTGTTCGCTAACTTTTCACGTGCTGAAGCTGATTCTGCCACATCATCTTTGATTAAATCATCACCTATAATTAATTGTGCACGGTGCTCTTTATATCTAATACCACGAATTGAACCGTCAATACCTCGACAAGCTAAAGCCGTGTCGTTTGACAAGTGAATCTCAGTCGATGACCATTTTAAGTTAGGTTTTTTTAATTGCCCAAAGTCTTCAAGAATTAAATCATTTGATGCAATTTCATCTTTAATCATATTTAAGAACGGGATAGCTGTGTCTTCGGTTGCTGAAACTAAGAGAATGAAATTTAATTTCTTATACAAAAGAATATATAGCGGAAACAAGAATGAAGATAATGTTGATTTACCGTAACCACGAGGAACTCCTACAACCATTCTTTTCGATTTATTTTTAATTAACCAGTCTAATTCCGTCATGACTGTTGTGTGAAATTCACAAAAATCTTTAGAAAAGTATTTAGGGAAATAGGTTTTTGCAAAATATTCTAAGTCAATTTCAGCTAACATCTTTCTGATACCATTAGTTCCAGTTAAAGGGAATTGATTAATTATTGATTTAATTTGATTATCTGAGAAATGTTTTTTGAGATAGACAAACATTAATTCAGTTTCTGCTGTTGATAGTTTTGAAATATGATTCACCACCTTTTATTTTTGATTTTGAATTTTGATATTTTGTAATTTGATTATTTAATTTAATTATTTAATTTTGTATGTTTAAAAATTTGATTTAATAAAGTATTTAATAATTGAATATTTAATTAATTTTCAACACAAAAAAGAAAGCGACAGGGGAGCAGATAATGAAATAACTGCATTCGCTTTCTTTTTTCTAGTGATTTAATTTTAATTTTAAATTAATTAAATTTAAGCCGGACTTTTTAATTTTCGGACTCTTTTTAATGTCGGACTTTTTAAAAATAGCACGAATTTTTTTAGGGTGTAATGCGCCCAAAATCTCAATCAAAAAGTACCTACCCCCCCACCTTAAAAAGAGATGCGCTCTCACACATCTCTCTCATTTCATCAATCAATTAAACAAACATTTCAAAAGCAACATCAACTATGTCTTTATCTTTGTATATTCATTCAATCAATCTTGTTTACAACATCCATTTAATCCCTTTTATTCCTTATACACCTTGTGTCACTTGCATCCATATACTGTAATATAACTACACCTATAAGATACATTATAAGGACTTTGTTATATCATTATTATTTATACTTGCTTGCCCTTGTTCAAGTAACATATAATTAAATTACATATTACTTTATCCCTTGCATACACAATGAATAAATATTCATAAAGCGATTAAGATTTCACAAAGAAATCTTAAGCTTGTTTCTTTCTTAACATCAATCATATCAACACTTTCGTCTATCTTTATTAAACTCAATAAAATCAAAATTTTATGCACTCTATAAACCTTGATATATCAACGTTTGTTAATGCTTGATTTTTGATTAAATCAGATGATAATGAATAAGAAATGAATAAAA